GTCACATAGTTTAGGAAATGCTGTTATTAATCCACCCACATACCCAAGATCTCCAACTGCTCCTGGAAGATCAAGTGGTGCTGATTGTAATCTATCAAATTTTTCATCTTCAACACGAATAATTGCAGAATTATCTAATGTAACAGTATATGTTGCTTCATTATCTTCTGGATTTTCTGCATCAACATCGTAAATCAATACGTTGTCACGATATACCTTAAGAACCTTATTTAAATCTTCCCATATTGGCATATAGTCAGCACCGTTGCCTGTTGTTTCAACAATATGCTTCTCATTATAAAAACCGTCAGTTACTACAGAATCAATGAGTCCTCTTGCTACCATTTCTAAAATTTTATATTCTTGTATTTCAGATGCTGTTGTGCCCAATGTTCTGTAGTCAATATAGGGACGTAAAATATCTAGATTACTATCAAGAATAATAGTTCCAGACATACTTAAAATTCTAAATAAAAATTTTCTATCAAATTGAGCTTTTGCCTGTTGAATAGTATAAGTAATTTGTGAGTTTGAATCTGATGTAACTGTAAGCTCTTCTACAGAGTGATCAACAAGGTCTTCAATATAAAGCTTATACTGAGTGCTAGGAGCAGGAACATCCCACTTTGTATCTATTGGATATGGGGGTAAACGTAATACTTCCATTATTTCTTTTTACGGTAAAACTTGGCTACCTCGTCTGGAGTTGCTATTCGTACAGACTTATTGGCTAACCATTTTTCCGAATCCTCCTTGCTTAGAATATTGTAACCTCTTTCAAGCTCTCCTACCCCATTCCAATGAAGATTTTTTTCAGAATACACTGCAATTTTTTCTGTTGGCTTATCTTTATTTTTTGCTTTTTGAACTTGATGTGGTGTAGGTAAAAAAGAAAAAATAACTTCTAATATTTCTGCTTTTGTACTAACTCCAAATAAATCTATATTATTTTGTTTTGCATAAGATTTTAGTTGTGGTACTGTTTTATTTTTTAATTCGTCTACTGTTGTCTCTAGTAACATATTATTTCCTCCACTGCTATTATATCAGAATGTGAATAAGGAGGGTAGTTTTTACGCTACCCTCCAAATTCTATTATTTAATTGTGATTAGGAATCAGATGCTGCATCTGCATAAGCAACTGCATCAAGCTCTTCCCATTGTAGACCAAAGCGGACGAATACTGTGTATTCAATTGTATCCTTCTTTGGCTTGTATTCACGGTTTACCGTGATATCACGCTGGAAGCCCCAGACACGGTTCTCAGGGAATGTCAAATCGACATATCCTGCTGGATAGTAAGGAACTTCCATTACATCCACGCCGAGAACACGGGTGGTACGAGAACCACCGAATGTTTGGCCAAGTCCATCAAGGTATGCTTGACGGTTTGCTTGTGTGCTTCCTGGTGTTTGTCCAGCAATCGCTTCAGCAATAGCATCAGCGAGTGTACCGTTATTCTTAACGATACCCTGGAATGCGTCAGTACCTGCATAGAACTTAAGATTGCTCTTAAGTGCACGATACTTACGTGGCATTGCAAGAATGATATCTTGCATTACATCAGGAGTCCACTCGTTATCAGATACAGTAACATCTGCTTCGTGAGCATCGTTACCTACTGTACCACGAGTTTGCTTAATAAAGCCAGACATGATTGAAAGGAATGAGCCTGTTGCTCCGTCACCGTTAATCGCAAGATCTTCAATGTCATTAGCGAATGCATTGGTCATCAAGCGAACGAGACGGTCTTCAAGAGCAGCCCCTTCAATATTGTCTTCTAGAGACTCAGTAGAAACTTCCCAGTCAAGACGAATCTTTTTGGTTGTTAGTTCTACCTTTGTAAATGTTGCGCCAGCATTTGTGTATGCGTCATCTGCTTGTGCAGCAGCACGAATAACACGCTCACCAACGTTGACCTTTTCGATCTCCATTGTGTTTGCTCGCATTGTAACTCTACGACCATCTTTGGCGAGAACTGTTGCATCCCACACATAGTCAATAAAGCGACGAGCCTGTTCTGGTGCCAAGATACCGCCAGAGGTACCTGTTGGGTTAACTGCGTTTGCTCCAGTTGTGACACCGAATGTTCCGCCAGTCACGTTACCTAGTGACTCGGCAGGAGATACGTTGCCATCTGGATTTGTACCAGTCGCACTTCCAATACCACCTGATACGAAAGCACCTGCTTCAGCAGCCTTAATTAGTTTTTCTTGTTCCGACATATTGTTCACCTCCGTTTGGTTTTTAGTTAAATAGGTCGGCATTTGTGAGGAAACGTCCGCCCCATAGGGATTTTTGAACTGGTCTTTCAACCAATTCCTGTACGATCTCGCCTAGATCGCCAGACTTGCGGAAGGCTGTGTCTGCTTCTACTGCATCAACACGCTTTCCAAATTCATCGAAAGAACCCTTTACTTCTTTTACCTCACTTGCTACAGATTTTACTTCACCTGTAACGGCTTCAAGGGACTTCGTAATTGCAGCAACTGTGTCCTGCATGGACTTAACGGTTGCAGCAAGATCGCTCAAGGCATTAGTTAGAGAGTCTTTGATATCAGTTACATTCTTTGCAATATCTGCAACTGCATCTTCTGACTTCTCTACAACTTCTTCTGTAGAAGCAACAACATCATCAGACTTTGCAATTTCTGGTTCTGCGGCAGCGTCTGTGACAACTGCTTCTGCTTCTGCTACGACTTCTGCTGTAGCCTCTGGAGCAACCTCAACATTTTCAACAACTGGTGCTGCATCAGCAACTGGTGCTTCTGCGACAACTGGTGTTTCTTCTGTCATAGGATTTTCCTCCTTTGTCATCTTAATTGTCCTAATGCCTTTTGCACTAT